ATATTCACGGGCATCATCACCGTTCTAGCCTTACAAAGACAAAAGTACTTCGTCATATGGCCCAACCTGGCTTTTACTGGCAATCTCGTTGGTTTATTAATTCAGGGACCATGCACAAGTACGGTGGTTATGGGTCTGATCATGCATACCCTCCTACCGACACCGGATGCTACATGGTTTATTTAAGCAACCCCAATAAGCGCGGAAAGCACCTCAAGGCAGAGCTACTTGATCGTGGGTTCTTCGGTATGGGCGGTGGGTAATGAGCGATGATATTATTGATATCGACGCAAGGAACGTATCAGACCTGGCCAAAGAGTTAGCGGTAGAGCTATCGACTGTACGCCCCGTCAAACCGCCTGCAAGGCGCAAGCCAGGGCGACCAATGGGTTCGGCAGTAAAGAAGACACCAGAGCGCGTAGCGCTCATCCTGGATGCATTAGAAGCAGGTTCATCGTACTCGGCAGCCGCCCGAGCGGCAGGGGTTAGCCAATCGACTATCCAGGAATGGCGAGCAAACGACCCGGATTTCAATACTTCTTGCGAGAAGATGATTGCATTGTTTGAGCTTGCTCACGTTCGCAATATCAATCGTGCCGCAATAGAGGGTGATTGGAAGGCTTCAGCCTGGCTGCTTACAAGACGCTTCCCGGAGCATTGGGCAGAGCGCAAGCCAGAGCAGCAGCAGGTCAATGAAATAATCATCAGATGGAGTGACGATACGCCTGCGGGGGAATCGACTGGTGACCAGTAATGCGCGTCAGACTTCCTTCGTTGCATCATTATCAGCAGATAGTGGCCAAAGACCCTTCGCGGTTCAAGGTGCTTGTATGCGGTCGTAGGTGGGGTAAATCAAAGCTAGCTGCTGTACTCGCTCTTCGAGCTGCCTTACTTGGCCATAAGGTTTGGTGGGTTGCTCCAACTTATAGCGTCTCTAGCATCGGATGGAGAATGATACGTCCGATGGCAGAGCAAGTATTTGCAGAGACTCAAGAATCGGTCCGCACCGTAACGTTCCCAACCGGTGGGTCGATCACATGCAAATCGGCAGACGTGCCGCAGAACCTTCGTGGTGAGTCACTTGATCTCGTTATTATCGATGAAGCTGACTTCATCCAGGAGCGGGTCTGGACGGAAGTATTGCGACCTTCACTGGCCGACCGCAAGGGTTCAGCAATTATTATTTCCACCCCAAATATCGAAGGCGGTTGGTTTCACAATATCTTTAATATTGGCCAAGACGGTAGTGATCCAAACACTAAGTCATGGCGCTTCCCATCAATCACGAACCCTTACCTGGACCCGGATGAAATAGAAGCCGCAAAGCGCAGCCTACCTGAAATAGTATTTCGACGTGAGTTCATGGCGGAATTTGTTTCCAGCTCAGGTGCACTGCTTAAGGAAGACTGGCTCAGGGTCACAAATAATATCCCGGATCGCTCAGAGTTTATTTCACTGGCCGTTGGGGTTGACCTTGCTATATCGACTCGGGAAGGGGCGGATTATACTGCTGCTGTGGTACTTGGCAAAACAAAAGACGGTCGTATCTATATTCTCGAAGCTGCCAGGACGCGTTCTCCATTTGATGGCGTACTTCGATTTATCCAGGATATTTCAGATAAGTGGAAGCCAGATATGGTTGCAATCGAACAAGTCCAGTACCAAGCGGCAGTCGTTACGGAGTTATTGCGAACAACGAGCTTGCCAGTACAAGGGGTGCGGCCAGATAAAGATAAAATTACAAGGTTTTATCCAGTGCAAGCGAGATTCGAGCAGGGGCTTGTTTATCTTTCTAAAGAATTACCTCCAGAGTTCAAGCGTGAACTTCTTGGATTTCCTGTTGGTGCTCACGACGATTTCGTTGATGCTCTGGCCCATGCGTACCGGGCACTAGCTAACGGGACAATATCAATGTCATAGCGGGCCTTGAACGTTTATAAATAAATGTTTTACTATAGAAATTAGGCGTATTAACGCGGACGGGGGTGTAAATGAGATTCAGAGATAGAGTCCAGAATGCAATTAAAGCCTGGCGCTTTGGTGCTGTGGACAATTATATGTCACTCGATGCGAAGTTCAGAGCACTGGCCGATACGAAGACACCCGTTAATGAACTTGTCCAGGCCAGCACTGCTGTCTATTCGGCAATCGATCTCAGGTCAAGTACACTGGCCAGTATCCCCATCAGGCTCCTGCTCGATACAGGCGACGGTTACGAAGCCGTAGGTCAGCATCCAGTCCTGGATCTGCTCAAGTATGTCAATCCTTATTGGACCTTCGAGCGACTTCTGCAAGCCATCGAGATGTCGATGTGTGTCTTCGGTGAATCCTTCGTCGTAATCGAACGAGATAACCGTGGCAATCCTGCCGAGCTTTGGTTCGTGCCTAGCAATAAAATAACCATGCTAGAGCGTCGATCTGCTGACGAGTATGTTCCTGGATGGAAGGTCGAAGTCGGTGTCGGTAACTATATCGAGTATGTTGCTGACGATGTGATCTGGATTCGTGGGGTCATGGACCCGACTAACGAGTTCCGTTCTCTAAGCCCTCTCAGAGCCGCTAGAATCGCCATTGAATCCAGTATCGATGCAATGGTGTCTAACCAGTCCATTCTCCGTAATGGACTCAACCCAGGCGGTATCCTGAGCCCCAGAGAAGGCGGTATGTCGCTAACCAGGGAGCAGCGAGAGTCTATCGAAGAGCAACTTAATCTCCGCATGCGTGGGGTTGATAAGGCTCACAAGCTTGCAGTGTTCTCGCACCCTATGGACCTACAGACCCCGCAGCTTACTCCAGCCGATGCTCAGTTCCTGGAGCTACTCAGCTTCTCGGTTATCGATGTATGCCGAGTGTTCAAGGTTCCCCCAACAAAGCTGATGGACTTCAGTACAGCCACCTACAGCAACGTCGAGCAGGCCGACAAAGCATTCTTCTCTGATTGTATTATCCCGGAAGCACGTCGCATTGCTAGCGAATTTACCGAGCAACTTCTCAAGAGCTATGAGCCAGGTCTGCGGCTCGAATTCGATTTCACCAGGATTCCTGCACTCCAGGAAGATCAGACTGAAATTGTTAATCAGATGCAGATCCTAGTTAGTATGGGAGTTCCGCTTGAGACTGTACTGGCCCATTACAAACCAGAGCTACTGCAATAAATATTAAACAACCTCTTGAACACCAGCGGTGAAACCAATTATGATATAAAAAGAATTAGGTGTGGAGTTATGGGCATTAAGTTTACGGTCTATGAATTCCCCACCAAGGGCTCAGCAAACAGCGCGGCTGAATTAATTAAAGCTTCGCGAAACGATGTATCGATAGCTACGTTTACTTGTGGATTATTGATTATTTTGTGGGTGGATAAAGAGATATTTTATTATAAAGTATCCGATTATTTGCCAGGCCCGCAGGGAGGGTTGTAATGCCGATAACCGACTTTCCAGCCCCAGGCGGTGACAAGAAGGTTGATCTTCGTAATTCAGAATATCCAGTATTTCCCGATATTGATTATCTGATTGAACTCCAGGAAGAATATCCAGATATCTGGGATGAGGGCGGTAATATCAGAGGCAATCAGCAATTTAGATTACTGCTTCCAATGGCTACAGACAAACGCGCCCCAGAGACACCAGCAGAGGAAGAAGCAGTAAGGTTACGAGAAGCCTGGGCAGCTCGGCACCTTGAAGACTTCAGACTGGCCGGTGTGATCGCCCAGATGAAATGGCTAGTGGTAGGTTCCCGTGGGATAGACCACATGAAGGCTGTTGTCGAGGAGGCGAAGCAGGCTATGAAGAAACTCCAGATTGAAGCCAAATTACTTTCCAACAATGCGGGTAAGTATCAATTCGTTATCAGCACCGACCAGGTTGATCGCCAGAATGAAGTTATCGATCAGAACGGTTGGGACTTTTCTAATTGGCTAGCTAATCCAGTCATTATTGATTCTCACCGATATGACTCCATTGACGATATCATTGGTGTTGGTATCGGCGAACCGATTCGACTGGCCAATGGCTGGGCAGTAGATATTCAATTTGCAGACACCCCGAAGGGTCAGCGAGCCAAGACGCTCGTTGATTCTAATATGCTTAGGACGGTCTCTGTTGGCTTCCGTTCGCTGAAGCGCAGCCCCGTCAATGGTGTGGTTAAACACACTGCCATGGAGCTTCTGGAGGTATCTCTGGTAGCTATCCCGGCAAACCCTGGCGCGGTAAGAATCAAGGGAGCCAATATGGACGATAGATATAAAGATGGCGAATGCATTGAGCTTGAATCTCTGTATGCCCTTCGTGACCATCTTTTGGAAGCTATGAGCGGCGTCATGGATATGATTCGCTTGCTCGAACTGATGGAAATTCAACCTGAGCCTGAAGCTCCGGTCGAAGAGCCTGCCCCGGCACCCGCTGAGGCGGCACCAGCTACCGAACCGGCTGAAGCCGAATCGGTTAATCTCGTTGCACTGAAGCAGCTTCTCGCTGCATTCAAATCTGCCTAATAGGCAATTGGAGGTTTAAATGTCAGAAATGAATGAGCTGCTCGGCGAACTTGCAGCCAAGGTTAACCAGATGCCCGGCGATGTCTCCAGCCGTCTCGATGCCATTGAGAAGGAGCTTCGCGCTACCAAGGAAAACACTGGTATTGATGTTGCTCGCAAGATCAAGTTCCAGGGCGATGCTAACACCAAGGGTTCCAAGTTCAGCGGCCTCACCAGCGCCGATGTCCAGATCCTTCACGGCATCATGAAGTCCACCAAGGGTGGCCCTTCTGAAGAGCTTGAGAATGCTTTCCAGCATGTCTCCAAGAACTTCATCAACAACAGCAAGGTTGATGCTATCCCCTACCGCAAGGCTACCCAGAACGAAGCCGCTGCTGGCTACGGTCAGGAACTCATCGGCGTTCAGTACGTCGGCGAACTCTGGGATGCTGCTCGCCAGGACAGCCGCGTGTTCGGTCTTCTCGATAGCTTCGAGATGCTGAATCAGCAGGCTTACCTGCCCGTCGTTGCTGATCTCCCAGAGCCCCAGTTCCTCGGCGAGAACACCACCGAGAACAGCTTCCTTTCCGGTACCGGTCGCGTCGGTTCTAACCGCGTTCTCGTTGCTGCCAAGAAGATGCTCATCAACCAGATCTGGACCTACGAACTCGAAGAAGACGCCATCATCCCCTTCCTGCCTTTCGTCCGTTCGCAGATCGCTGCTTCGCTCGCCTTCTACAGCGACGCTGTCATCCTCAACGGTGACACCACCAACGCTGCTACCGGCAACATCAACAGCGACGATGCCGACCCCGCTGATACCAAGTACTTCCTCGCCTTCGACGGTCTCCGCAAGCTCGGCCTCGTTGACAACACTGCCAATGCTACCAGCATGGGTGGCGCTATCAGCCTCGCCGGTATCGCTGGTCTTCGCGGCCTCATGATGGACAAGGCCAACCTCATCGACTGGGGTCACCCTGTTCGCTCTAGCGACATCATCTATGTCTGCGATCCTCAGACCGCCGACAAGATTGCCCAGCTCGACCAGGTCGTCACCGTCGATAAGTTCGGTCCCCAGGCCGGTGTTCTCAACGGGCAGATCGGCAACATCCTCGGTTCGCCCATCATCAGCACGATGGCCATGGGCCTCACCGAAGCTGACGGTAAGATCAGCGCAACTCCTGCCAACAACACCAAGGGTCAGCTCATCGCCTTCAACCGCAACGCCTTCAAGGTCGGTATGAAGCGTGGCGTTACTCTCGAACTCGAGCGTATGCCCGGTATGCAGCAGGCTCGCCTCGTTGCTTCCTTCCGCCTCGGCCTCGGACGTTACAGCGCTACCGGCGCTGCCAGCGGTCTCGAGGGCGCTGCTGTCCTGTACAACATCACCGTCTAATATCGAGAGGAGACTGGCCAAATGCAGATCGAAGACATTGCAGCAAAAGGTCAACTTGTTCAAATTGTTTATGCCCAGCATGACATTGCGAATAATCAGACTAATGCTGCACTCTATGTCCAAGAAACTTCAAATGGCCAGCACCTCCAGGTAACTGGTGTGTCGATGCCATTCTCTGGTCAAATCGTGGGTATTTCTGTTGATTTATCGGGTGCTGCAACAACAGGTACTTTGACAGTTTCACCCACGGTTGACGGAGCAATTGTTTCAGGAGCTACCCAGACAATCACGACACAACAAGCCGCTCATGCCAAGTTCGAGAGATATGCTCACAAGATTGATGTAGGTTCTAAACTAGGGGTCAAAATCTCTACGAATGACGGATGGGACGGACATACTTATGACTTGTTCGTAGTTGTTTATGTACTTGTGCAAATGACTGGCATTTAATAAATCACCCAGTCGGAGATGCTGCGGGGGCGGGCAATAACATGCTCCCCCCGCAGATATATTTTGTGCCTGTAACCCAGGCGATTAGGGGGTAATTATGGTTATTCGTTGCGTATCTCAATTCTCTAGCTCTAGCGGCCACTTCGTTCCAGGTGACATCGTACCTCAGCATATTGCTGCCCAGGTGCTCAGGGAGTCTCCTGATTCCTTCGAGGTAGTTGGCGACGAACGTCCGGTTCTCGAGGTTCTCGACAAGAGCGTAAAACGTGTCTCAGTGCGCCGTAAATCAACGGGAGAATAACCATGCCCATAGTTAATGGTTACTGCACTCTGGCCGAGGTTAAAGCCCGCGTAGGCATCCCTACAGGGGACACAGCGGATGATGCAATTATCGAGGCTGTCATCGAGGCTGCATCCAGGTCGATTGATCGGATCTGCAATCGAGTGTTCTACTCCTCTGCTGCTCAGGTCAGATACTTCGATGTGCATAGTGGAAGCAAGGTTTTCGTAGATGACCTTCAGTCGGTGACATCGGTTCAAACTGATAGGAACCTGGACAGGACATTCAGCAACACGGTGAGTGCATCTAACTACGAGCTAGGTCCACTCAGCAATGCTGCATATGGTCGTCCTTACACCGTCATCAGGATGAAGCCACTGGCCAGTGACACGTTTGACATAGGCCGTGACATGCTCAAAATCACCGGTACCTGGGGTTGGGCTGCTGTTCCAGATGCTGTCAATGAGGCTTGTATCATGCTCGCGCAGCGCCTTTATCGCCGCAAGGATGCACCATTCGGAGTTACTGGCGGTGGTGACATAGGTCAGTCTGTGGCTATTCGTGCAGTAGATCCAGATATTGATTCTTTACTGGTTGGTTATAAACGTTTTTCAATGGCAGATGACATTTAATGTCCTTGAACGAAGCCCCGTTCTTAATTTATTATAGATAGATATGAGCCCTGCGCGGGCGGAAGGGAGTGGCGATATGGATATCAATATTAATGTTGATGCAACATCGGCACTCGATTTATTTTCAAAAATGCCAGTCAAGGCAGATGATGAAATAAAGAATATTCTTGACTCACTCGCCAGGGAAATTAGATCAGAAGCACAGCGTCTTGCTCCTGCGGATTCTGGAAATCTGAGACGCTCTATTAATTTTGAACAATCCCGCAGGGTTAACGACAATGGCGTGTGGCAGGTTGTAGTGGGCTCTAAGCTCGATTACTCGACATATATGGAATACGGTACTGGCCGTAACTCAGACGCGCCACAGGGCACTCCAGGGGCCGTTAAAGTAAGTCCTAGAGCGCTCGTTAATTGGGTTGAGCGCAAGCTGGCTGTATCCGGTAACCAGACACCAGAGCAAGTTGCTTTTGCAGTCGCCAAGTCTATCGAGAAGAAGGGTGGGCTCAAGCCCCGCAGGTTCCTGCGTAATGCGTTTGCCCAGCAAGCTCCCAAGGTGCGTGACTTCTTTGAGTATGCGCTTAGCCGAATGTTGAGGAAGTAGATGGTTATTGGCGACGTAAGAAACGGTCTAAAGACCAACCTCGCTACGATTACCGGGCTGCGCTGCTATGAGGTTGTGCCGGATTCACTGGCCGTACCGGCTGCTGTTGTCGGCATCCCGAATGAAATTGTATTCGACTCTACCTTGAATAGATCCAACGACATGGCGGTATTTCCAATCAGGATATTTATTGGAAAGGCTTCCGATAGGAATGCACAGAAGTTGCTCGATGTTTATCTGGCATCTACTGGTGCATCTTCTGTTAAGTACGCGTTAGAAGCAGATTCATCACTCAGTGGTGCTGCAAATACGATCAAGGTAGACCGCGCCAGCGGTATTGGTGTGTACACGGTTAATGGTGTTGACTATCTCGGTGCCGAGTTCTCGGTCCGTGTGTGGGGGTAACCAATGAAAGAAGTTCGTCTTGCAGTGGTTCACAATGCCCAGCATATCCCAAGTGGTTGGGTTGGCGGGCCTGGAGAACTGGTGCCGGTGGCACTTGAGCATATCTTCAAGGATTACATCGGCGGTGGAATTATCGAAGTAGAAGTAGATGTTGATACAGATCCAGCCGGTGATATGTCCCTTGAAGAAGTGTTTGAAGACCAGGCACCAGATCTGGAACTAGCGGCTGAAGCCGTTCCCGAAGGGCTAGCGGCTGAAGCCGTTCCCGAAGGGCTAGCGGCTGAAGCCGTTCCCGAAGGGCTAGCGGCTGAAGCCGTTCCCGAAGGGCTAGATGTTGCCGATGAGGAGGTGCAATAATGCCATTCATTCGTGGTGGAAGTACATTCGTCCTCGCCGGGGCGCATAACCTTACTTCGTACACAAACAATGTTTCAGTCAATATGGACGCTGGGCTTGTAGATGACACCGTGTTCGGCGATACGCTCAGGCAATATATCCAGGCAGGCAGCAAGACAGCTAACGCTACCATCAGCGGATTCTTCGATGAGACTTCATATATTGCTCAAGTGCAGGGCTCAGGATCTGACGATGCTATGTCTGACCGCGTCTCCTCCGGCCCTGCCGGTTTGATGGCCCTTACTAGCACGCTTCAATCAACACCTGGATATGCTCCTTTAACGCTCATGTGGGGCGGCAATACTGCCGGTAACCCCTGCTTCCTCGGAACCATCCTCCAGGCTACCTACGACGTCGGAGACACGGTTGGGGAGCTTATCAGCTTCTCCGCTAACTTCGAGAGCGGTGGTGCGTTCGAGGTGTCATCCGTAGGCGCCAAGGCTACTACCCAGAGTGCTGGTTTTGGACGAGGATTCGTACTCGCTCCTCTGGCTGTTTATTCAAGCACCGGTGCTGCAATCGGTACTACACACGATAACTCGGTGCCTACCTTCGGACCAGCGCTTCTGAACTTCCATTGCTCGCTGTCTGGAACTGGCACTACCGGTACATTCCGTGTCGAGCATTCTCACGACAATACCAACTGGTTTACGCTTGGAACCTTCGATAACGTCACCACAACTACTGGCCCGTTCGGACAGTCGCTTGAGACAGGACTTCACTGGGCTGACGCAGTCTACCGATACCTTCGTGCTTACCAGGTAGCGACCATGACCGGCAACCAGACTGTTGCAATCGCTGCGGCTCGCCTCGGTAGGGCAGCAGTTCTTCTGTTTAGCGGAACAACTGTTTCTACCGGAGCACTTGGTACAGTACACGACAATGGCGCAGCAACGAGCAGCGGAGCAGAACTGAAGCTCAATGTAGTGAGTGCAGTCGGGGCAGGATCAGCCACATTCAGGGTTGAGCACTCCACAGACAACTTTGCCACTAGCATTGTCACACTGGGAACATTCTCCACTACTGTTACATCCGCAACTGTCAACACTGCTGAAACAGTGAAGACAACCGGAACCGTTAACAGGTATGTCAGGGCCTTCTCCATCACTGCGATGGGTGGTGGCGTAACCCTCAGTATCATGTATGCCCGGAATTAACGGGAATTAGGAGGTATATTAAATGGCTTTCATTCGCGGTTCCAGGGCTACATTCACGCTGAATGGTGTCGCCCTTACCAACTTCGTCAATAACTTCAGCGTATCCCGTGACGGCCAGCTCATCGATATCTCGGTGCTGTCTGACACCTTCGTTGAGAAGCAGCAGAACCTTCGTGGTGGCACGATTGATTTCAGCGGTTTCTTCGACACTGGCGCATCCAACACACCCGATACCGTCATCAGCGCTATGCTCATCAACGACACGGCTGCAACGCTTGTCATCGTCTACCAGGGCGCAGCCAACCGTACTCTTACCTGGACTTCCGGTGTTCGTGTTTCTTCCTACGAACTTACCGCAGTGACCGACAACCTGGTGGCATATAGCTGCACCCTGCAAGCTATCGTTGCCCCCACGATCTCGTAGGAAAGGTGGGCTAATAAAATGGCTTTCATTCGTGGTTCAGATATTGTCGTTACAGTCGTCCGACCCGGACCTGTGACGGTCACCTTGACTGGATATGTCAACAACGTATCTCTGTCCTTTTCTTCCGACATGATCGAGACCACCGTCGCCGGTGACCAGGTCCGAGATTACCAGCCCGGTCTTCGCTCTGGTTCCGTGACTATCAGCGGTATGTATGACGACGTGGTCGGCGCTACCAGCGGTATCGACTACCAGCTTGAAACTGCACTTAACAACGGTGAGCTGGTCAACTGGGCGATTCAGTTTGGCACCAGCACTACCCGTACCTGGCGTAACAGCGGGTACAGCACGGGCTCTCCCAGCACTGCTAACGGTGCTCGTGTTGCCTCGTTCGAGCGCTCCAATACGGTTGATGGCCTGGCGGCCTTCAGCATCACACTCGAGACAAGCGGCGTCTTTGAAGTCGTTTAGGAATGTATGACGTTTAGTCAATTAACCGTGATTATCAAACCCTGAAAGGAACAGGTGGTTTATTATGTCCAGCAAGCTCAAGGCACTGCTCATGCCCAAGAAGCATCTCCACGAGATCGCTGATGGCGTCCATGTGCAGATCAAGGAACTCTCGCTCAAAGAGAGAATCGAGTGGCGTAAGGCCGCTATTGCAGAAGATGGAGATAGTCTCAAGGACGATTGGATTCAGGCTCTGCTCCATCTGGCAGTTCTTGATGAAGACGGATCCAAGGTATGGGAATCAGCCGACGAGGTTGATGGATCGGAAGAGATTATCAAGAAGATCCTTGAGCTTGTTCAGGATGTTAATGGCCTCAAGTCCGAATCCGTGGACGAAGCGGAAAAAAACTAGCAGAGCTTCCTGAGCTGCGTGTGGCCATGTCTCTTTGCAAGGAGCTTGGCTACACACTCGGGAAGCTGCTAGATGAAATGTCCTCCACGGAATTTACCATCTGGTGTGCATTACTCAGGACCGAGGCTAAAGAAGAAGCAGAGCGACAGGTCCGTGCTAAAGCGGCTGCGAAGCGAGGGCGGTAACAAGTGGCTGACGAGAAGATTAATGTAAACATTACTGGCGATGCCAGGTCGTTTCTAAAGGCCTCTGCTGAGGCTCAGAAGGCTATTGAAGGACTCAAGAGGTCCGCAGTATCCGGGATTAAACTAAAGCTTGATACAGACGATCTAAAGCGTCAATTACGCGGTCTGTCTGCCACGGTTCTAGTCAAGGCAGATACTGCTGCTTTTGACCGTACCATGGCTGAAATTGCCAATAAAAAATATATTGCCCGTGTTGGGTTGGTCGTTAATCCGCAGTCAATAAATAATGCTGCCAATGCAGTTGGTGCTGCAATCAGCGCAGCCGTAAGTTCAGCCATGCTGGGCGGTGGTGGTGGTCCTCGCGGTGGTGGCGGTGGTGGGGGTTTCTTTGGAACTGCCGCTGCAACAGCCCTAGGCGTTAGAGCTGGACTAGGCGTTCCGGGTGGAAGCCGCATGGGCATGGTATCCGGCATACCTGGTGGCGCTGCATCTATGGGGGCTGCTTTAGCTAGTTCTCCATTCGTCAGAGTCAGACGTACTGGCAGGACTGGGGCATCTGCCGAAACTGTCATACCACCGGCTCAGCCTGGTACTGGCGCAGCAAATCCTCCAGGTGAAGAAGGTCTGCGTTTCATGCAGGCCGGTATTAACCCAGAGAATATCCGTGCTGCTGCACGCGCGGTAGGCGAACTGGGTGGCATAGCAGGCCAAACTGTAAGCAGGGTACTCGATGTAACATCTGCTGTAACTGGTCTCTCTAGGGGAGCCTCAGGGGCGGCATTGGCCGTTGCTGCGCTTGGTCTAGCATTCAAAACTGGCTACGATCATCTACAAGATGTCATTGATGACGAACGTGCATTGATTGCTTTACAGGCTAACTTCGGTACCGAGTTCGGTAGGATGAAGGAAGCCATTGACGAACTGGCCGGTGCTCAACCATTTATTCCTGATGATCAGCTTGCTAATGCTGCAACACTTCTCAAGACATTCGGCGCTACTCAGGATCAGATTGAGAGCCTTCTCCCAGCGGCTACTGCCCTTGCTATCGTCTATGGCAAGGACATTGGCGAGGTTGCTGGCTCATTGGCCAGGGGTCTTGTTGGAGATACCAGGAGCCTGAAGGAATTCGGCATCGTACTTGATGGCAGCGCTGACGCTGGAACCAGGTACACGGCTATCCTGCAACACGCGCAAATTGCCACCAAGCAACTCGGTATGTTCTCCAGGAGCACAGGCTCAGCAATGGATGGTGCCAGCCTTAGCGTCGCTAAGATGAACAAGGCTGCTGATGATTTCAATGCTGCCTGGGGTTATGCCTTCGCTGGGCCAAGCAAGGCTATTAATACTTTCCTAGAGAAGCTGATGGACCTCGGCTCTTTGATCCTGACGCTCGGCCCTGTAATTGGCAGCTTCGGTCGTAATGCCGAGGCGGTACAGCGTCTATCTGATGCATTCAAGAATTTGACTCAGGGACGAGGAAATAAAATCGAACTCAAGATTCCAGAAGTAAAACAACTTCCAGGTAAATTGCCAGGGAAAATAACACCCGGAGGGAGAGTATCTGGTGGCGGAACCCGTGTCCAGGTTGGTGGAAGAGAACTCACGACTACTACTGGTCTTGTTCCGACTACTGCACCGCCTAAACCTCCTGCACCTCCAAAGGCTCCAGAGGAGTTTGATTGGCTCAAAGTATTCCGCGATAAGGTAGCTGTAAAGAACCTGTTCGGGATGGGCGGTAGCCAGGCTACAGCAGCGGCATGGAGCGAGACTCTTGCTGCTGGTGCGAAGGCTGGCGCGAAGCAGACTGGACTTGGATTCTTTTCAGCCAGAGCAGAAGCAATCGGTGGTAACCTAGGTGACTTGAGGAAGACTGCCGAGATGCTCATGGGCGGAGATCTTGAGAGCCAGCTAGCTAATTTCCCAACTGCATTGGCTATCGCTAGTCAGGAACGGGCTACAGCCCAGACTGCCCAGCAGCGTGACTCCGCTGAAGAATATATCAAGAAGCTTAAAGAAGCTAACCAGGAAAACCTGGATAAGAAAAAGAAGGCGGATGATGATGCCGCTAAAGCAATAAATGATGGACTCACTAATGCATTAAATGATTTCATCCAGGCGTTCGCTGACCAGATAGGAAGGATGCTGGCCGGTGGCGGTCCCATGAGCGCCGGTAGCGCTGTCCGTGGTTTGGGCGGTGTAGCCACCCAGGTTCTCGGTGCATTCGGCCTAGGCGCTTTCGCACCGCTGGCAACAGGCCTGACTACGCTTCTCGGTGGGTTCTTTGACCAATCAGACGTCAATAAAGAACTTCTTCAGCAGAGCAATGATATTCAGTACGATATGTACGAGAAACTTGCTCAGATTGCAGTAAACACCAAGACAGCTCCGATAGGAGCCAAGGAAGCCCTCGGTTTGATTACCCCTGGTCAGGCGAGAATACAGGCTGCCCTTGGTACGTTTGGTGCTATGCCAATTGCGGCAGGCGCAACTCTAGGGGCCGGTGAAATCATCCGTGGTCTTGGTCCGATAACAGGCGCTGGCAGTTCTGGGTTCCAGAAGCTCGAAGCAGCAGTCACAGACTTCCTGACCGGCCCTGGACAGGGCGGTGATCTTCCTATGCGCCGTCTGCTCAGTACCCTCTTGAATGTCCCTATGGAGGGGCTTGGTTACAGGGTCGGAGATACTGGCGCTCAGCAGGAACTCACGAATGCCATACTTGAACTGTTTACTGGACTCAAGGGCATGTTCAAAGATGAAGAGCAGCAGAAGCTTGACGCAGAGCTGGCCAGGATCGGTTCTACGCCGCGCAATCCTGTCTATGTATATGATGTGACCCCTGCCGACCAGCGCTTCACCTTCCAGCCCCGTGAGGCATTCTTCCGCGCATCGGCCAGGCAGGCTGGTTCCAATGTAACCCCAGGTGCGGCTATCTCTGGTGGAAGGTAATTATGATCACCCAAGAAAGATATAACGGAAGGGTACTGCCCAGTGAGCTTGGAAAAGATCTGGGCTACTCTTTCTCATTCAGGGTTGCAGATACACAGGGCGTCAGAAATTCCACAGCAAATTGGATCTACTATGAGCTACCGGCATCGGCAGTAATCAGCCGCCAGCGAAGTGCCGGGTTGGATGAGTTCTCACAGCAGCTTTCAATCACTGTCCTTGAAGATGCTTTGCCGGATGGATTCGCTATCCTTCAATACATGATCCTGGAAGTAGACCTCGTAGATTCTATGGGGTATCACTGGCCATACCACACTGGTCCTATTGACTCCATTTCCGAGACGTATCAGCTAGTGGGTTCGTCTGTTCAGCGCACATTGGATATCACAAGCTTCGGCGTCATTCAAAATGCCAAGGATTCCTTCACCACTAATAATGCTTGGCAGCCTCTTACATCGACCAGAAGCGGTACGTTGACTCTTTATTCTACCGTCAGGCATACTTCGTATGTTGGTACAGGCGGCTTGCCTACCAGGCTGATCGCCCAAGCTTTCAATACTGTTGACGCCAGGGACACAGCCGTAGCTGGCTATCATGGCTTCGTTGTATCAACCAATACCAACTGGTCAGCACCGAAGGTTCAGGGAGTTGATTACATAATCACAGATGCAGCCGGTGTAGCAATCAACGAAGCCACAAGCAAGAATACTCCGGTCTATATTAAATGGCTAACCGCCGAGCCTGCTGCAACTATTTATATCAAGTTCTGGCAACTTGAGTATGCTGCACTAGCAAATATAAATGGCTCAGTATTCCCAGAGACAATAAGGCTACCTGATTACAATATTCCTTTTCAATTCGGCACGAAGCCATCTCTGAAACGAGAACTCTGGGACGATTATGTGACAACGATTGCCGCCGCCACGGGGACTACACTTACCCCGGTAGATGTTGGTGGATACCGCGAGCTTGGGACTAATAACCCATCAAGCGGATGGACGGAGTACGTCGAGTGGACACGCGCCGATACTGGTGCGTCTGAAGTCCGTACTGTATCGTCCATAGCTGCGGCTACCGGTGTCGTTACGGTGACGGTGGCATTCTCGGCTACCCCGCAGGTTGGCGATATCATGCGTATCGTTACCACACGCCCGCAGCCAGCGTTTGCCAGGTACAATTCCACAGGCTCTACAAGCTCCATTCCTACCGAGAAGAAGTCCAGCGGTGGCACTGACTATCCCAGGGGTGCGTGGACCTACAAGGCAGACCAAGGCGTTTGGACGCCTACAGCGCTGTTTCACTTCACGAGGGGCTCTATTGCTCTTGCAAGCCTGTATGTAACCAATCTTGTATACCCGACACAAACTACCTCAGCGGCCATCGGCGGTGACAACAGAATAGAATCCGCTGTCGATGTAGCTCTGTCAGACTACATCCCCGGATACATCATGTCTGGTGTGGCGGCTTATAGCACGAAAGCCAATGGCTACTTCGGCAAGCATAATGCCATGGGAGTGTGGACTCAGACATTGATATCCACGAACGAGTCACCAATAGACTTTATTCAGAGACTGGCCGATAACGGCTTCCCGCCAAACGGAAAGGTATTCGATAGACCTGATGGGTCCGTGCTCGTCGCTGCCATTAAGCAATCCTATGTACCAGATTACTCGCTGAGCAATATTATCAGCGTTAAAAAGAATTATGTTGCAGAGCCTCCAACTGGTGTTGCTGTTCTCAGTAAATACCCTGAGACGATGCGGCTTAATAATGGCCAATTCTTTAATGCAATTAATTCCGGCTGGACAAGCGGAACTCAATATTTATTTGACGGATCTGACTCACCAGACCCGACCAATAGCGGTACAGACTTTGCCTTCGCTACCGTAACCGCAGGTTCTAGTGCTACTGTCCAGCTCGACATACAGGACTTCTGCCCAGTCGTATTCGACCCGATTAATAAGATTGTCATTAAGGGACTTAGCGGAGTCGTAGAAGCGCAACTCGAAGTTAGGCTAAAGAGCACTGGCGTGGTTACTGCTACACAGAGCATCTGGGCCGGGCAGCGTATGCTTATCAGCCAGAATGAATCACCTGAAATTACTCGTGAAATGATTTCAGAGATGTTCGATCTATTGAAATCATATAATAGATTTAATAGAAATAATTACTTTGCAAGGATTGTACTAACATTTAGAGACTCTGATTTGATTAGCGGTTCTACGATGGTCCCCAGGATAACCGAGATCGAAGTATGGGGCGATTACAATGCCGCCTGGATGTCGCTTCTTACTGATGACATCGCCGAAACCAACGATGACGGTTACGGTTCTCCATCAGGGTGGACCACTACCAGTGCTGTGACCAACGTCGGTCCTAGCTACTGGAAGAGGCAGCTCGGTAAGAACCTTAGCTTCAAGTATATGACCCCTAGTTATTACAAAAGGCTTACGCCTAAGTACAATGCAGACTGGTTTGATTGCAGGTATCGCTTGGCCACAATTAATCAGACCAGAATATCAACGGTCGATTGCAAGAATATTGCAGAGCGATATCTGAACGAAGCCGTTATCAAATCGAACACCTATTCGGTTACTGCACTACTCGACCCACGAGTAGACCTGGGCGACACCGTTTCGGTATCACTACCAGACGGATCAGTTCTGGACCTGATGGTTTACTCGTATTCCGACTCCGGTGGGGCAGATGACATGAGTTGTACCTATGAATTGGTCGATTACAGCGGCATAGGATAGCCAATTCGCGTATAAGCCCTCCAGGATGGCCAGGAAGGCGTTTTGTAGCTTCTTATGATCAATCACCCCGGAGGGGCTAGTTAATGCCCTTCCTGGTCATTGTAGTGGGTCATTTTTTTTAGCAAGCCAATGTCTTGAATGGAATTACCGGATAAACGTATAATATTTATTAGGATGTGTCCACGGAGGATGAAATGGCTAAACCTTTCGGGCCAATAGTCGGTGAGATTAATCTTGACGACGGAGTTCATACGAAATTTATTTGGATAGACGAGCAGGGAATGCAGAATCCTGCGGGTGCCGGTGTGGGGTCCGTTGTGGACACCTTCGGTGGACCTGTCATGCTCACCCCTAACTGGGTTAATACGCCTAGTAGGTCACTAACCTTTCCTGGCTATCTATACGCGATAGCGTCTAGCGTGTCCGTCACCACTGGCCAGAAGGAAATGATGGAGTGGTTCCGCAAGGTTTATGCCCGACTTGGTAAGCCCGGTATCTATTCTCGAGTGCAGCTCGGCAATTCCTACTATCGTGGGTTTCCTGGCGCCCCTGAGATTACCAAGTTCAAGAGCCATGGCAAGCTGCTCGGTTACAACTTCGATCTAACGCCTAGCGAGGGTGCGTGGATTCAATCTTATCGTAGTGCAATCAACCCAGGTGGGTTTGCTCGTTTTCGATATGACACCCCTGCTCTGGAGCGTGCCAGCACTTCCACAATCGCTAGCGTTCCATTCCTGATCAACAACCCCGGCGATCTTCCTACCTACCTGGTATGCAGCATCACCACATCTGCTGCTGTTCGCACGACCAGGTTCTATGTCCGTGTCGTGGCCCAGTCAGGTCAGTCTTCCCGCAGGATCTCCGTAACACCCAATGCAAACGGTGTGGCATACATCACCGAATTCGATAGGCTGGCCCTTGCTCCTGGAGATAACTACCTCCGAGTAGAGGAAGCCAGCGGCGCCTATGTCACTGGCTCTACAATCCACATCAGTTGTTATGGAACTAACTGGCGCTACTCGAATCCTAGTGGCCCGGACCTCTGGCCTGTGCTTACTACTTCCAGGTCTACTAGAGGTTATTACACCACCAGCACAACCAGCACCAGTAGCCAAAGATTTAGATCACCGGATGAGGTGCGTCAGGGAACTATCGATAACTTCGTTTCTGCAAACTCCGGTGTTATCGTTGAATCAGACAGCACAAATGTTCTTCGTGCTTCTGAAGATCACGATAACGCAACCTATTGGACATTGAACAATGCCACTATCGTTGCAAATGCTGCTAGCTCGCCTACTAATACGCTTACAGCAGATAGAATAACTAGCACGGCATTATTGGGTGGCATTTACCAGGATTACACCACTACATCATCAGGTAAGTGGACATTTAGCATATTTGCTAGGTCTGCTCTCGCAGGAACCACGCTAAATCTTGATATTACAAACAACACCACTCCTGCCAGTCTCGTTTCTACTAATTTTACTCTGACTACATCGTGGCAGCGATTTAGCGTTACTACGCCTGCCTCTGTTGCTTCCGCGCAAACTTTGCGTGTAACTATTGGTGTTGCATTGGTAATTGGAAACTCCATTGATATATGGGGTTCGCAACTTGAACAATTAAGCTATCGCTCAAGCTATATCCCTAGTCCAACATTCGCTTCTACAACGAATAGCGTCCGAGGCATGGATACTGTCTACCTGGACAACCCTCACAACTATCTGGCCTACAGCAACAACTTCCTGAAGCAGACTACGACTCAAGGTACTCCAGGTCTTTGGTATCTGGACCCAGGATGCACGATCAGTTCCACCAGCGTTGCTGGACCTGACATCACTCCATTGACCGCCACCCAGATCGTATTCGCTGCATCTGGTGACTACATGGAACAGACAATCATCAACTCTGAGATGCTTACTGGACTTACCCGTGTAGTGCTTTCAGGGTGGGTCCGTAACAGTAGCGCGGCTGCAAGAAGTTCTATAGTAGCTCGATTGGTAAATCAATCAGGTAGCAGCATCGGCTCTGCTACGATCACGACCTACGAGAACTGGACCAGGTTTGCAGTACCTGTCTCTATCCCCGCTGGTACGACCGTCGGTCGAATCAGGATCGAAGGTACCGGTGCCAACACTCAATACATTTACGGACTTCAGCTAACTAATCATGCCTGGAGTGGTGATACAACTGCTCCGCTCCCTGATCTGGCTGAGGTATATACCGAAACACAAGCTACACCAATACTTCCTGATGTTAATTCAAACTGGCCTGTTTGGATGTCGCAGAATGGATTTGTACAATTCGATATCAGAAATAACGAAACTACCAAGCCAGACTTAGAAGGCAGGCTATATTTCGGTGGATATAGTAATAGTTCTGTTGAACCACAGCATCCAGTGGTTTTTAGAGGGAATTTGGAACCAACTTCTGGAAATCAAGTTAGATTCGCACGCCTAACTACTTTGGGTACAGCTGTTTTGCCAACTAGCACAACGACAAACATACATGACGGAAACTTCCATACCATACGCATTGAATGGCGTAACTATATAACCGCCGCAGGCGCCAGGGTCATGCAAGCATCATTAACCATTGATGGTGTTACAAATACCTTAAATGCAGGCGCTTCAGATGTTGCATGGGTTGCTCCACCAAAGTTTATATTCGCGCAAGGTCGAAATCAGATTTATGGCGTTAATTATCGATGCAATAGCGTCTACAAGAATATTTCTATGGGTGCGCTGGCAGTCCCGGCCGGTGCTGTACCGGCAGAATACTAAGCGAAAAGGGGGTATCTGATGCATGATGAACGGGAGGTGACAGATGTGGATAAAACCGAATGGGAAGAACTCAAGAAGTCCGTCAAGGACATTCACGAAGCTATTGTAGGATCAACCAGCCGCGTTGGGTTGATCGAGTGGCAGCGCAGCCAGGATACAAAGCTTGTCGATCTCGCTACCCGGATTACCAAAATTGAAATGACCAAAGAATCGGTCATCAGTCAGATATTGAATAAGCTGTGGCTGGCGGCTTGGGCGGCCGTCACTGGAATTATGGCTTCTAAGTTGGGAGGTGTTTAATATGTGCAAATGTTCTTGCCCTCACTGCAAATGTGAATATTGCTGCGTATGCGGGAGTCGGAAATGAAATTATCTCCTAACTTTGATTTAAGTGAATTCATATCTCCAAACGATCCTGGCAAGCCAGGTAAGAATGAGATCAAGAACCTCACCCGTCTATGCGTTGAGGTTCTTGAACCACTACGAGCTGAGCTTGGTAAGCCTATCAAGATAACCTCTGGTTGGCGATCCAAAGAACACAACGCCAAGATCGGTGGGGCGCCTAACAGCCAGCATACAATCGGTATCGCTGCCGACATCCACGTACCTGGTGATCTCATCGACCAGTGCAACGTGGCCAAGTTGCTGATTCGTAACCCAAAGGTTGGCGGCATCGGGCTGTACGCAGCCAAGAATATTGTTCACGTCGATATACGCGCCAGGAATAACGGCCAGGTAACGAGTTGGCTCCAGGATGCACTCGGCACTTACCGGCCAATCCCTGGCAACATGATGAAAGTGATACGGGGGTAACATGCTTACTGTGGTTCTTTCCTGGATCATGCAGGTGGTGATGTCACCACTGTTCGGTGGCTGGTTCGTCAAGCGACTGACCGATACTGTTAAGGTTCTTCCTGTAGGCCCCTCAGAAGGCCCTGGATTGCGTTTGACTGCGGCCATTGCCTCTTTGGTCATAGTGACACTGAAAGTGGCCCTCCAGGGCAGCCTGGACGGTATCAGCGCAGAAGAGGTTGGGCAACACGTTCTGACAATTGCCGAGGTGTTCATCATGGCCACCGGCATGCATAAGCTATCTCCAATGACTGACGGTGATAAATAACGGGGGGTACGTTGATGGGCGAGTACGGTCCGCATCTCACGATAGATGCATACGGATGTGATCCAGAGAAGCTGGCAGATATGCAGCTTGTTTACCGATGGTTGTACGACCTGCCTGAACTGATCAAGATGCAGACCTTATTTCCGCCCTACGTTCATGACTTCGTCAATGTCAACCCGGTCGAGAGTGGAGTGACCGGCGTCGTCGGGCTCACGACGAGCCACGCTTCCATCCACACCTATCCCTGGATGCACTGCGAAGACGACCCGGATATTCTTGGCATTGCGTTCGTCGATGTGTTTAGCTGCCTGCCATTTGATGTAGCAGCGGTTGTCGATTCGTTCTGTCAGACATTCGGATGCGAGACTGTTCACACCAATGTCGTGAAGCGAGGCACCAGGTTCCCACGGGTGCGCGAATAAAAACAACAACACCCCGACGAAGTAGAGGAACCGCCGGGGTGTTGTTGCACCTGTTAAAGCCCTCCACCATCCTTGGTAGATAGAGCAATATATTAACTATACCACATTAACCAATTCTGCACCGTGCATAAGAGCCATTGTGATGAACTTATCCCTGGAAGATGGTGGCACCAGTATAACTGCCATGCCAGTGTCGAAGCCGCATTCGTCGCGCTGCTCCCACTCGAACATGTTAGTCCTGACCAGGTAATCCCCAGGATTTGTCCAATCAGCGATGGCATTGCTTGCCTGGTCAAACAGGAGCTGGTCGTCCCTGAGTTCGACCAACCTCACAAGCTCACCACCTTGCAGACCTTCCATGATGACAGCCAACATTGAATTATGCGCCACGTCGAATCCTCCTCATTGCTTCGCGAACCATACTGACTGATGCCCACTCGGGTCTTGGATAGCCGTGCTTGAGTAGCATGATGAGCTTGAGCATATTGATTTCGTGACGCATTATCGTACTCCCTTTTTAATGAGGCATATCTGAAGAGCTACATTCTTGATCTCGGTCATCCATCTTGATGCCCTGGGGTCATTCGGAGTAGCCTTCAGGCGGTCATGCAAGGATTCGAATCGGTGTTCGAGGTACTCAATCCTGCTCATAATTACAACGCCCCACTTTCGAGTACGGCTAAGCCATAGACGAGATTCTGAATCTCACGGACCCAGCGGTAGTAATGGCGGTGCTGCGGGTAATTCTCGATCAGATTCTCAAGCTGCTCGAATCGCGCATTCATCCTGGCTAGCGTCTCAGGTACCGTGACCATCTGCTGAACTTCGACCAGGCTGTAAGTGAACACCGGCGCGTCGGCTACCGAATAGTACTCTGGGTCTGACACTTCGTTCTCATTCTGGATAAGCCCACAGATACCAGTGTATGCATGGGTCTTTTTGAGGTTCTTGATGACCTCGTCTGCTCGGCTATTGTTTGGCATTTTTACCCTCCTGTGATCATCCGATCACTCTCTAATAATAACAAAGGTAATAACTATTGTCAACACTTATAGAAAAGAAAATCCCCCGAGAGTCACCTCGGGGGAAATTCCGTCTTCAGGAGAGTTAACCATGCCTAGCCAGGGCATATATTTATATTACTAAATCACACTACTCTTGTCAACCATAGATGCCCAGCGAAGCATAGCATTAGATATCCTGGCGAACTTGACCGAGACGGTTGGTCGGGATGGACGCTCGCATGAAGTCCTCGGTGACTTTGCTTGCCGGAGCATAGTCGTCAAGCAGGCAGTCATCATCTTCTGGCTTCACGGCGTTAGGCGTGCCCTTGATGCTGCGGAGAGCCGCATCGTGGTCGGCCATCAGTAGACGAACCTCGGCCATGCTCCTGTCACCTACCGAGTTGAACTTCACCCCGGTCAACACGAGGCTCCTTCCTCCGTTCACCCTTACCTTCTCGACACAAGCAGGCTCACCATACTGCTCGCCGAACCTGAGCGTGTTCAGGATACTCGAGAACTTGCCCTTAGCTTCGGCAGTACGTCCAGGCGAGTCTTCGCGCAGGGTCTTCTTGTAGTGCTGGTAGGCAACATCAAGATCGATCCTATCGGTCTTCTTGCCGGTGTATTCCAGGTACTCAGTCATCCAAGCCAGAGGCGCATTGGACAGCATCTTGTTCTCCTGGAGCCTATCCATCTCTGCTTCGTCGAGGGCAGGGAAGCGGCTACCGTTATCGAGGTACTGGCCAAGATGGACCATGAACATATGGAAGATTCCGACATGCTCCTCCTGGAACACCTTGAAACCGAAGTGCGGGTCATTGTTCTGGCGATCATTGATTGACCTACCTGCGGCTTCAAGCATG